CATTTGCAGCACCTCCACGAGTACCATGAGCCATTCCCTCTGATTGGTCTCGAACTCTATGTAGTCGTACATATCCTGATACTCCTTTCCATATATCTTCTGCTTGTCGTTAAGTACCGCAAGGGTAATACAACGGATAACGGAGGGCACCTGCTTTGCGAACTGCTGTATGATGTCCGTAAAGCTCTCTCCCGCCTTTGCAATCTTAGCCGCTTCCTCGGCTATCAGATGCTGCGTGCCGGGCTTCAAGGCTCTTATCTCAAATGTACGCTCACCAAGTTTAATTTTTTTTGGTGTGTCGTTCATTATCTGAGCCAGACGAAGCTGCGCGTCCACATCGTTAATCTTTTCTTCTTTCTTTCTCATATCTTCATTCTCTTTTATAAAGTAAAAGGGCGGCGGCATTTAAAGCCTACCGCCCTGTCAAGATGTAAAGAACATCCTCCTTTCTTTAAGTAACCACTTTTAAGCTGCCTCTACGGTGTTTTCCTCCTTGGTAATCTTCGCCTTTGTGAAGATACCGATTGCAGACTGCTTACCGTCGATGTCAGCGTTAGCCGCTGTACCGGTAAGAGTACCGTAAGCGAGGTTTGTCTTGATGCTCTCAAATACGAGCTTCGGAGCGATGGAAATCTTCGGGATGTAAAGGTAGAAGTCGTCCTCAAACTTAACCTGCAAAGATACGTAGCGGGTTGCGTAGGTCTCAGGTGATACCACACCGTCTGTAACGCTCTCCCAGCCCATAATCTTTGTCAGATAGGCAGTACTGATTTCGGCATTGTTCAACTCAACCTGATAAGAGCCGGCTGTGTAGAATACCTCCTTGGTATCGGTGGTCTCAAACTCGAACTCCTGAGAATCCGCGTCGTCCTGTGTTACAGAAAGAGTATCTGCAATGACCTTGGTAAGAGACATACCGGTGGTAGGAGCGGTATCACCCTCCCATACACCAACAAGAATCTCCTTCGCTTTTGTAATTAATGTTGCCATTTTTACTTACGATTTTATATGTTAAACTTGTACAAGTTGATAGCCTTGTTTATTCATTCTCCTCCTTGATAATTATGTTTATCGCGGAGTATATAAAGTCAAGCCCGTAGCTTGAATCGTAGTCGGTCTTTCTTGTCAGCTCAACGATTGAATAGTTCTCGTTGTCGCTGTCGGCAAGAAAATCCTCCGTGTACTTTTTCTCCATCTCATAGAGCTTTGCCACGTTCTTGAGATTTGACGATGGCGCGGCATACAGATAGATGGCAATTACACCGCTATGGTATGCGTCGTTGTCGTATATCGCCCCGCTACAGTCAATAACCACGAATGTAGTCTTTGACGAGGGAAGCGTGGAGGGCAAATGCCCCGCATATACGTTCTTTGAAACCACCTTCAACTTCTGATAAAGGTAGTCCTCGATTTTGGATATGTATGCTGCGTCACCCATAATTTTTTATTTTATAATAGTCCTATATCTTTAACATCCATGTTAAGGTCTTTCGCCATCTTAACAAGGTCGGATAAAAGATATGTTATTACTTTATATTTCCTTCCTCCGCCAAGTCCCTGTCTGCCCTCTTCAAGTATCTTGCCATAGAAGGTGACATTGACAACCACAAGCTCCCACGCCTTGCTTTTCGGAGTATAACTTTCAAGCCATCGGTCAAACCAAAGCGCCGCATCTCCGTCGGGTATTCCCATCGCATCCCAGCCTCTGTGCCAATCAAGCTCCTCGAACATTCCGGGGGCATATCCGTAGGCTTTCTCTCGGTCTGTATTATAGGCGATATTGCCGCGGAGATATACCGCATATCCGAAACCTGCGTCAAGGTTGCCCGTGTGAGCGACCCATTCGTTGAATCCATGCTTGTACGCCGCCGTAGCCAGCGTCTTACCAAGTTTCTCCAAACGGGTAGTGGTGATAGCCTCTAAGTTTCTTTTCAGATATTTAAGCGCCGGCATTAGTTATCCTCCCCGTCAGTTTCGTTATCCTCATCCTCATCATCGCCTCCAAGCAGACCACCACCGCTATTGTCATCATCATCGTCGTCCTCTTCTTCCTCCTCCTCGTCGGAATCGTCAGTCTCGGAAACAATCTTGATGTCACACGAGCAGCCTCCAAGCTGTGAGGGTCGTACAATCTCAACCTGCCCTTCGACCTTATATCCGTAGAACTCACCCTCAAAGGTCATTCCGCGGCGAATATCTATGGGACCAAACTTATCAATCGTACCCGTAGCGTCGGGATTCTTGGGGAGCGGGAAATAGACCGTATAGTTTGCGCCAAGCAAATTACCGTTGTGCAGTTTCGCCGTGCGCTGAATGTCGCATACGGTTTCAAGGACAAGCCTTTTCTCCTCCTTCTGACCTATCAGAGAGCTGCTATCCGCTACTCCGATTTCGTAGAACGCACCGTAGTATGGATATTCGACCATTTCTATGTTCCTTTCCTCTGTCAGCGGCATAGTCTAATCCTTTTTTTTTATTCCCAGTCCTTTTCGTCCACCCAATAAACACCTCCAGTATAGGAGGAGAGTATCTGTCCCAGCTCCTTGTCGGGGTTCTCGTAAAGAGCGTTCATCAGCTTGCAGATGTCGGCCTTGTCGGTAATCTGCGTGCTTCCGATGGTAACTGAATAGTCGCCGTGCTGCTTGGTGAGAGCGCCCGAAGATGAAGGAGAGGTGAAGATAATAAAGAGCAGGTCAGCAAGCAGAAGATTCCTGTCACGAAGCGTTAGGGTAGTAATATCCGTTTCCTCGTCGAAGTTCCTGTTGTAGGCAACGGAGAGGATTTGCTCTTTCGTGAAGGAATATCCCGTCAGATTACTCAAATATGTTACTATATCTCTCTTCATATCCACAAAAATATCGTATTAAGGTAAATAGAGATTGTGTGAAAATAATGTATTATGTCACCGTGACAAAAGTTTTACTCCGTCTTTGGCTCGTCCTTATCCTCCTCTTCCTTGTCAAGGACATCATCGACACTCGTCTTTTTAAAGAGTTTGAAGAGGTTTATCTTTATTCCCATGCCCTCAATCTGCATATACTTGTTGAAGCATTTGGTGAACTCTATCGCCGCCCACACGATAAGCCCGGTGGTCGCGATAATCTCCACGCTGCCCGAAAGGAATGAGTAGCCCGTGCAGGAACCCGCAAGACATCCGGCAAGGAGAACATAGGTAAGGGAATTTATAATGCGGTTGAAGAAAGCGGAAGCCTTCGGCTTATCCTCCGATTTTCTGTCCTTCTGATTCGCCCACAGCTGCATTGAAAAGCGCCAGTCTGCAAGCACCATGATAACGGAGAAGAATATCCACGGAATAAGCGGGACAACAAAATCTGTAAGAGAAGGGAGGATAGAGGTCTTGAACCACTCCTCCAAAGCCGATGTTTCCATAACGTAAACAATTTGGTTAGAGTAATGTAGCAATAACAATACGGATTTGAAAGCAAAAACTAATGTCGCCGCTCCTTTGAAAGGTAATGATAGTCAATCCACATAAGAGCCGATACGAAAATGGCAATCTCGGCGAAAGCCACAAGTACGGTCTTGTCAATCACACCCTGCGGGGGGACGTAGAAGGAAATACCCAGAAGGGCAAGTCCCACGATTGATGTCACCACTCTTATCCAAAGGCTCGCCTTGGATGCGTAAAACTCTCTCTTTTTATTTTCCAAACGCTTTGAATCCATAATGTCATTCTTTTTGACAAAAATAATTATTCGTCTGTAAAACAATAAAATGTATGGATATGCGAAATAGTCACGGGTGACGAAAAAGAGGGTGGCGGCACTTAAAAAAAAAGTACCACCACCCTGCAAACATATTTATCACCAATGAAACAAGCTCACGTCAGGCGTCCTTTACCTGTGTGTAATCAATGATTACGTGGTAGAGGAAGTCGTCAAGGACAGGCACGGCGCTCATCATAAAGTCTGTACCCCAAACCTTGAGATTACCATCAGGCAAGGTGTAGTTCATAACGGTCATAAGTCCGTCAAGTGTCTTGCCGAAGGCTCTTGTTGTAAGGTTGTTGCCATACTTGGTAAGCAGCTGCTCGTCAAGAATGTCAGTGTGCATTACAAGACCGCTGTAACCTGTCGGGCAGAGAACCGCGGTACCCTTCTTCCAGCTGTTGATAATCTTGCCCTCGTCGTTCTGCTTCTCGGAGATAACGTGGATTGGCGACAATCCCTCGATTCTGCCGATAACATAAGTATTGAAGGACTCGATAGATACAACGGAAGCCGCAACGCTGTCAGTCTGAGAGATAAGCTGACCCTTGTCAAGAAGCCAGTTGGTCTTGATAGTGTCGATTACCTGCTTGTTCTTCAGAACGATGTTCTTCATTGTGTCGTAGTCAATCCACCACTGCAGGCCAATGCCGGGCAAGCCCCAAACGTCCTCGCGGTAGTATCTCTCAATCTCCACCATCTCGTCGATGAGCTGGCAGTCAGGGTCAGACCATACCTTAGAGAAGGCCTTTGTGAAGTTCTCCTCCGGGATTGCAGCCTTAAAGACGTTACCTGTGATACCACGGCCATGATTGTAACGGATGAAACCGTTAGTCATAAGCTGCGCACCAAGGGCGGTAAGTGTCTGGTTGGCTGAATCAAGACGAGGCTGGAGTACGTTTGTAGCGTAGCCAAGCAGAAGCGGAGCGTCGTTGCCGAACTCTGCGAACATCTTCTCCTTGTACTCGCGCTCCATAGCTTTCTCCTGCCAGCCCTTCGCGATGAAGTCGATGATAGTACCTGAATACTTCACCTTCTCTCCCTCTTCGCCCTGACGTGAGTCACCAAGCGGTGCTCTCCAGTCCATGAGGTCAGAGCGCTCAGGGTAACGCGCGGAAACGGTAAATGAAGCTGTACCGTCAGCCGCTGTCGGAGTAATGTTAGGGTCTACAGAGAACCACTGCTTCCATGCGTCGTAGTTGGCACGGAGCATATTCGGGTCAGAGAGAATGAAATTGATGATGCTCTTACCCTCAAGAGAGTCCTCGAACATCTTGACGTAACGGCTATTATTGAAATCAAATTTAGGCATATATCAATAAATTTTAAAGATTAAACAATAACACCGTGACGCTCGAACCAGCCATTCACCTTAGCCTCGTTAAGGGCAAGAACACAAGATGGCAATACGCTCATCTTCTTGATGTAAGCGCGGATGCCAAGAGCAGGAGTAAGGAAGTAGCGTGCGCTCTCGAAATCGTCCTCATCACCGTCAGTTGCGGCAGGAGAGTATGTGAAGTCGTAGTCGCAAGGCAGGCAGGCGTTAATCTGCTCAACGAGCATCTTACCGTTCTCGTCAGCCTCTACAAGCACGTCACCAGCTGCGGGAGCGGTTGCGGGTGCAGCGGAAAGTGTCAGCGCCCATACGTCAGCGCCATCGACAGCGGACTTCTTTACGGAAACCACTGTCAGAGCCTCGCCCGTGCCACCAATCTCCTTCGGTGCAATAGTCAGAATATCACCCGCAAACGGAATATGACGATAACCGTCGCGTGCGATGTTTACGGTAGTTCCGTCGGCAGACACAACCTCATAGGTCTTGAGAATGTAGATGTC